GCTCCCGTAAGGGAGCTGGGTCTGATAGCTTTCGACCAGACGGAAATGACAATAGTCATAGACCGAATGTCGAATTGCAGGACAGCTTTTAGCTGGTATCGGATTTGAAATGGTTAAATTCCAAATCTTGCCCACACCATCAGTTCGGCATAGCCGGACTTTTATTTCCTCGAGAGGAGTTTGAGCGTGAGTAGAGTGTCAGAACGTTCAGAACAGTTCTGGCGCACTAAGTCAGGCATTCACAGCGACGGACGGACTTACTATGAGCACCGTGAAGACGGTACTCCTAAGTTGGTCTTTTATATCCGTCGCCCAAACATCATAAAGGGTGACCATCACAGGTCAACCCCCTACAGTTGTGTGGGTGCTAAGCTCGACTATCATACTCATCGTACGGAAGTAGATCACTGGTACGAGGGTGGCCATTTATACGGCCATCACGAAACAGTGTATCCTGTCTTCCAACAAGATGCCATGTTTTGGAACCCTGGTGGCTCGCCCGACGCAGATAATGCGTTGGCCGAAGCTGATACCAAGGCACTCAATGACTTGGTCCCGAATGCGATGAACCTAGGTGCATCGTTAGGGGAAGGTAGTCAGACCACGAAAATGTTCCGGGATTCCGGAATGCAGCTAATTCAGTCCTTGCTTGCCGCTTATCACGGCAATTGGGCTGCTGTCGCTCGCATCCTGGGCCTTTCAAAGGCTCAGATACTTTCAGGTCGATTCCCTGCTAATAAGTGGTTAGAGTATCAGTATGGGTGGAAACCACTCATGTCTGATCTTTATACCTCTCAGCAGAAAGTCCATGAGGACTTCGAGAATGACAGGCTTGTCACTGGGAAAGCTACCTCCGGCGCCTCTCGCACTATTGCGACAGGGCGTTATGGAGGTAACGGCCTTTTCAAACAAGAGATCGGTTTCAAAACCGGCCTCGTAGCCCGTGTATCTCGAGCTGGCCTACAACAGGCCAACTCCTGGGGTTTAGTCAACCCTCTTAGCATTGCTTGGGAACTTGTTCCCTTCAGCTTCGTTGTTGATTGGGTGATGCCTATTGGCAACACTTTGTCAGCACTAACTGCTACAGCCGGACTCGAGTTCGTGGATGGCTACCGTAATTATAAGGAAGTTGGGACATTCAAACAAGAATATCCCGAAGTCCTTGAATCTTATTACGGTGGCACTCGCAAGATCGAAAGCCGTGGGGGAACATTTGGAACTAGCCAATGGTACTTCGAAAGATGGCCATTGAATAGTTTCCCGATGCCCAAGGTCTACGTTACTTCGCCATTCATGAATAAGGATGGTGAGCTTAAGACAAACAGAGTTCTGAATGCTCTCTCTTTATTGAGAGGGCTATTCTGATGTCCTTTGCTCCTCAACCGCCAGAACCGCCGAAAGACTATCGGTGGCTCGTCATGATGACGTTAGCTTGTCTAGCGTTTTATGTATGTTTAGGAATTCTCCTAACTTACATCTATGGTTCTACAATTCAGTAGTTCCATTTGAGCGATTCTGCTCGTCACCATTAGGTGTTAACGTGCGTAATATACATACACGCACATGACTAGGGATTTATACCCATGCAGTTTGCTCCGCTGGTCCTCAAGGACCGCACCGGCACGGACATTGCGTTCGCGCCCCGCGACATCGCTAACGGTGTTGCGACTCACGTCAATTCGACGGGTGTCCCCATCGCTGATAAGCGTCTCTCGTATGCACAGACTCGCACTGCCGGCAACGGCCGTACGAAGCTGAGCTACAAGCTCGCTGTTCCGGTGGTTCAGGATGTGAACGTCGGCGGCGTCTCTCGTCCAACGGTCGTCCGGTCCGCTTATGTGGATCTGACGGTTACGTTCGACGCGACGTCCAGCGTCACCGAGCGCCAGGATGTGCGCAACATGCTTCTCTCGTTCCTCGGAACCGAGATGGCAGGTCGCACCATCGAATCGCTCGAGACGCTTTACTAATCAAACCGCGGGCTTAAGAACCCGCGGTCCCTGATCTGTAAGCTGTCTCCGTGATTTATTTACGGAGAGAGAACTATGTTCTCACGTTCTAGCGATGTCACACTTCTTGCATTGGTTGCAACAGTAGTTGCAGCCTTTGTCATCGTGTTGCTCGCTTTCTTCTTTACGTTCCCCAGTCGGGGTCCGTATGTCATTAATGGAGTACCAAATGACGAAGAAACATCCCGCGTTACGTTCACGCAACGCAATGGATATTCCGAACGACTTGACACCTCAACTCGTAGACAGGATCAACGGCCTGAGGTCGTCGGTGAAAACCGACTACCTTCGGTCGCAATTCCTGACTAAATACGTTTCTCACGATACAGCTCCTGCGGATGTCCGCAAGAATCAGGCCATTTTCAAATGGCTCTTAACTGAACGTGAGAATGAAGCTACCGCTGATAGGCTTTTAATAACCCCCGAGGAATACAACATTTTACCTCGGGTTGCCTACGGTGACTTCGTTGAGTTTTGTCGCACCCTAATTCGCGACATCATAGGGGACATTCCGCCTGATGAGGCCCTTCTCGGGTCTTTCTCAGGTGGCGCATCCACCAGTCGGAACCGTACTCAGAGCCATCCGGCTTCAAAGTACCTCGGAAAAGCACATGTGACTGCCAGAGCCTTGGAGATCTTCCAACTTGCAAAGGTTGGGACGATCTTTGAGGATCTGACGGAAACAGGGGCGCTCTCACTAGAGGTCGTTCCTGGAAACGTGATGTTTACTGTTCCCAAGAACGCAGATATTGATAGAGTGGCTTGTAAAGAGCCCGACATCAATATGCTCATGCAGAAAGGAATTGGTGGCTTTATCAGCCGTCAACTCCGTCGAACCGGGATAAACCTCAACGACCAGTCAATAAACCGGAAGTTGGCTCATGAAGGGAGTGTCACTGGACAACTCGCAACTCTGGATCTTTCCAGCGCGAGCGATTCAGTGTCATCGGAGCTTGTAGCTCTTCTCCTTCCTGAGATCTGGTTCTCTACACTTGACGCAATTAGGAGTCAAGTCACCATCATTGATGGTGAGGAGCACTGCAACCATATGTTCTCATCGATGGGTAACGGATTCACGTTTGAACTTGAAAGTATGATCTTTCTTGTTCTTGCGCGAGCCACCGCCTATTTTACGGGAACACGTGGTATTATCTCTGTCTATGGAGACGACATTATCTGTCCGTCAGCCATGTCACAGGATCTTGCATTCGTCCTCTCATACTTTGGCTTCCAGGTTAATCCTAAGAAGTCATTTCATGAGGGGCCGTTTCGCGAGTCTTGCGGCGGGCATTACCACCTAGGCTTAGATATAACTCCTTTCTACATTCGGGAACCGATCTCTACGATCGACCAGCTTATTCACGTCGCTAATTCGCTTCGTGAATGGGCTCGGGTTGAAGGACTTTCAGTCCTAGACCCTGAAGTCGAAGAGATCTGGCAGTGGCTGAAAAGTCACGTGCCTGAATGTCTTTGGGGTGGTGTTGATACCGCATTCAAGTACCAACTTGTGTCTAACGATGTACCGAAGTATCGTCTCTCAGAAGAGACGAAGACAACGAATACATCGGAGGGCGGTTATTACCACTGGCTAAATGCCACCAGGGACCGTACAGGGTTAACCTTTGAGATGAGGCTGACAATCGCTTACTACCAGAGGCTCGGGTTTACCGAGCTCCCTGATAGTATAAGCACGTCATCTCACACTCGAGGGCTTAAGAGGCTTCGCCTCAGACCCGTACGGAGTTCAGCAGTACCTCGTTTGCAATCCCTCTTTCTACATGAAATTGGGTCACATCCGAGTAAGGGGAATTAAACTTCCC